AATAAGCCACTACTACTATTGAATGTTAAATTAGAACCACTCTTAGGTGGTAAGTCACCTGTCGCTGCTGTTGTAAACAATGGGAAACAAGTTGTATCACTTGACTCATCAGCTACAGTAACAGCAGTACCAACAGAAGCTAAGGCAACTGCTATGTCTCCTGTACCATCAAAACTTGTGCCACCAATATTTCTAGCTGTTGCAAGTGCTGTGGCTGTTGCTGCATTACCTGTTGCACTACCAGCAGTTCCACTAACATTACCTGTTACATTACCAACTACATTGCCTGTAAATCCACTTGAAGTAACTGTACCTAATGAACTACCATTATCAGCAAAAGTAATTGTGCCACCGTTTGCATCAAGAGTAATGCCACCTTCAGAATCTAATGTTACAGTTGTACCTGCAAGTTCTGCTGTACCGTCTGCTGTTATTTGTATGTTACCTGCTGCTCCACCACCATCAGTAGTAGCTATGTCTAGTGTTCCATTTGTACCTGCTGTTATAGTAGCTGTATCACCACTAGAACCTGTCATTGTTATAACTTTGCCATCCACAGCTACATCGTCAACTGTAAGAGCAGACAAAGTTCCAACACTTGTAATATTTGTTTGAGCAGCCGTACTTAAAGTACCAGCAAGTTCACCAGAAGAACCATATATAACTGCTTTACTATTAACAACACTATTGGCAGTTGAACCATCTAGTAAATTTAATTCTGTAGCTGTAGATGTTACATTAGTACCACCAATATCTAATGTAGTTACGGATATTTCACCTGCTACTGTTACAAGACCACTTGCTACAGTTATAAGGTCTGTATCGTCTGTATGACCTATAGTTGTTCCATTTATAATTACATTATCTACAGTAAGTGTACTTAATGTACCTACAGACGTAAGATTAGGCATTGCAGTTATTTCATCATCAAAGTAAGCTGCTAAATCTGTTACTGCTACTTGAACCATAGTTCCGTTGTCATTTAAAACAACTCTATCTGCATCTGCTACTGTTGTTGATGTGGCAGTTGTATCACCATCTAAGATATTTACTTCTGCTGTACTTACAGTAAGACCATCAAGAACTTCTAATTCTGCTTCAGATATACCTGCACTACCTATTGTTAGTGTGCCTGATATATCTACATTACCATTTATGTCTATGGTTGTTGCAGCTATCTGTATTTCAGTATCAGCTATTAAATCTAGTTGTCCATCTGTACTTGAATGGATGTATATTGCTGTGTCTCTAAACTGTAACTTTTCTGTAGTAGCCATAAGAATGTCATCACTAAATTCAAAGTAATCTTCATCTTCCATCCATTTTAAAACACCGTCTGTTGTTTCACCATCAAATGTAACTACAACATCTTGTCCGGTTGTTCCTGCACCTAGAGTAATTGCATTAACAGCTAGTGCCGCAATAGGACCACCTTCACCTTCAGTACCATCGTGAGTATGCCCTGTACTTGCAGCAAAGGCATCTTTTATTTGGTCAAACTCATTATTAGTATGAGCCGCAGTAATAACATCTCCGTCTGTGTACGTTTCTTGTCTAGTATATGAATTACCCATTTATCTTCTAGCTCCTAATTGGTATTCTAATTGAAATCCTTTTAATGAATAGGGTGCAGTTGCACCTCCATCATTTACTCTCAATGCTACAGCAAAGCCTGAACCTTCAACTGCTTGTCTAACTAATGGTTGTGAAGCACCACCATATGTAGGTGTTCCATAAACTGATGTACCATATATAGCAACAACATCAGTAGAGTCCAATGGATATGCCGCAGGTCTTGGTGCATCTTTATCTTCATAATCATATCTTACAAATAAATCAGCATCTACAGCTGCTTCAGGTTGATAATTAACAATAACCCTTTGCATATGTTTTCTTATTCCGGGGTCATTAAAAGTTAAATCAGGACTTCTATATCTACCTAATATAACTGTACCATCAAAAGTGTTTCCTTGTTCTTGTCTAAAAATATGTCCTGTAGCATATGCACCATGTAAAACTATTACGTTTCCTTGAGATACAAAACTATCTGTACAAGAAGGTCTTATCCCTACTATTTCTGAAAACTCAAACTTAGTGCCTTTTAATACACATATAATACCTTTAGTCTGACTTTCTCCTACAGTAGATTTAGTAAAAAATATTCTGTATTGAGTTTTATCTGTTATCACTAATGAATCAAACTCTGTTGCATTTGCAACATTCTCATTAAATATAGACTGCACACTAGAGCTTATAGTTCCCAATTCAACGTCACCAATTCTAGCTGTACCAGCAACTGTTCTTAAACCATCAGGACCTAAGAATATTAAGTCACCTGCAAATTCTTGAATTGTATCGCCATTAATACATCCTATATCTCTTGTTACATCAGACACAGAAAAGTTAGCACTTGAGCTACCTGTTAGTTTAAATATTCTAGTTTCACAAAATATAAATAAGTCATCACGGAAAACTTTAAGACCTGTTATCTCATCATCAACTTTAAAACTACCTGCTCCAATAGCTACGGAAAAAGAACCCTCTTGAAATGCTGCACTAAATATTACTTCTTGTTTGTTTGCACTCATACCTGCGTAAAACATATGCTCTTTAAATGCTACTACAAACTTAGCACCTGTTACAGCCGCAGGTTTTAAGTCAGCTACTACTGCACCTACCTCATGGGCGATTGCACTACTAGTAACTGCTCTTGTTACTCCTGTAAAAGTTGTGGCTGATTTACCTGTATATGTAAATATTTCTGTTCCTATTATTAAAGAACCTGTACTAGCAAACTGAGAAGTATCAGCTACGGTAAGAACTCCTGAACCTGTCATACCATCACCTGATGCAATTACAGCAGCTAAAATTGTTTGCTCTCCTGTTCCTGCACTAGCTACAGCAATGTCCGTTGCAGCTAAACTAGAGTTAAATACTGTAGGGTTATTTGCACCGTCAGCTACAATTATTTTATCAGTGCCATCAAAGTTAAATCTCTCAAAGTTGTATTTACTTGCACTTGTTCTTTCACTATCTCTACTAGTCCATGCTTCTGATAAAACATCATCTAAAGCGTGAGCCGCGGCTGATGTAGTACCTGTTGCTCTAGTTACCCCTGTAAAAGTTGTAGCTGTTTTACCTGTATATGTAAAGGTTTCAGAGTTAAGTTGAATTGTACCACTTGAACTAAAACCATCTGTACTGTCTGCTGTAATAGTTCCTGAACCTGTCATGCCTGTTCCAGAAGCTACTGCTAAAGCTAGGTTAGTAGAAGCAGAACTATATATAGCTGTTCCTCTAGCGGCTAAAACATTATCACCAAAGGTTGCTACCATTAATGTTTTTTCAGATGCACTTGCTGTAAAAGGTACAAAAGCATTTATATATTTCTTAAAACCATTTATTCTTCTATATCCACCCTCAACAGCAGGTTCAAAGTTCTTTAACTCTAATGCTTCTCCGGGTTGCATCATAAACGTAGATTTGTTTAATACTAAACCACCTTCTAAGTTGAAGGCTGAAGGTACTGTTTGAGATTGATCTGCCATTATACAGACCTAACATCTATACTACCTGAACTACCAATTCCTGTTCTAGGTATAAATGTTGAACGTAAATAAGAAAACTTGTTAACAAGTAATGTTTGCATGTTTTTAATACCTTGCTCAAATCTTTGCATATTAAGTTGATACTGTTGTGCCTCACCTCTATACTGATAAACAAATGCTGTAGCACCATCTACAATTACAGGTGAAAATCTATCTGGTATAGTTGTTGTGCTTCCATGTGCTGATAAGTCACTAGGAAATGTATAGTAGTCAAACTTTATTGCGTATGATTTATTTGGGTAGGGATATAATAAATAGTTATTATCAGGTGTTCTCACTACATATTCAGGAACACCACCTCTATCAAACTGTGCTACTGTGACACCACTTACACTTGAAGCTGCTGTAGTGCTACCTGCACCTCTAGTAGCACCTGTAAACGTAGTGCTAGTTACTCCTGTGTACGTAATAGTTTCATTACCTATAACTATAGTACCTGCACTATCAAAGCCTGTTGTACTTGAGACAGTTATTGTTGTAACACTATCTGTATGTGTCGTACTTGTTGTTGTAGTTTCTATTTCATCTTCTTGATTTATAACTCTGTTTATGTAGTCATTATAATCAAGTAATCCTAGCTTATATCCACCATTACCTAAATCACTATCTTTAACTATTCTAAATGTATTGTAATCAACTGTTTTAGTAGACGTTGGTAAACTATATCTAACCACACCTGCTGTTAATGTTTTAGTTTCAGTAGCATGATTAAATGGATAATTAAATTCTCTCTGATTAATAAATCTTATTGATTCATTGACTGCGTTTTGGCATTGAACCTGTATACCCCTAGCACTAGAAAAGGTTGTAGAAGTTAATGCAACTTCATTCAACCTTGCTATTACTTTATTTGTTAGTGTTAGATAAGTTTCTGCCATGTTAATTCCTTAAGTAAAATAAGAGAGCAAGTTGCCCTGCTCTCTCATATATAAGTTAAGCTAAAGTGTCTCTATCAACTTCATTAGCTGCCATGTCACCTGCATCACTGATGTCCATAAGAGTTGCGAACACTCTTATTTTTCCAGTTAATGTAGTTCCAGTTTGAGCTTGAACAAGTATATCTAGAGTATCTGCTGCTCCAACAATTACAGGAGCATAAGCTGCTGCAGTAGGAGCATAAGCACCTGCTGAAGCACCATCAACATCAAAACCATCAACAAAGTTGTCAACATCACCACCTGTGATACCTAAGTCAAAAGCAGTATCAGATGATGTACCTGTTAATGCAGTAGTCACTTCCATACCTGCGTGAAGAATCACAGATTCAGCAGGAATATTCAGACATTGATATACGTCACTAGCAGCTAGGGCAGTACCCTTAGATGAAGTAGCGACAGCTAAATCAATAGTATTCTGAATCATGTATGGTTTTCTACCTCTAGGGTGATTTCCTCTAGCAGGTATAGTTAAGTTTACGGTTGCCATTAATCAGTCTCCCTATGCTAAGTGGTATATTGCAGTACAGATTGCTTCAGGTCGAAGAATCTTTCTGCCATACAAATGCATACCACGAACAATATCAGCAAAAGAATCAGGGTCTCTATAAGTCTCTGTCTTGTTGATTTGCTCGGCAGTAGCTATTGAAGATGAGTGACCAGCTACAATAACACCAAAGTTTGTAGAACTATTAGCACCTGTTGTTGCAGGTCCTGTTCCTAAACTTGGAAGATTATTGGACTGATATATCTTAAACCCATGCAAGTTATTCATTACTAAACCATTCTGAAGTCCAGACCCACCCCAATCAGATTGGAATAGTCTTGAGTCTTCGTCTTTTAGTACTTCAATAAATACAGGGTCTAATACCAACCATCTACCATTAGTGTCAACATTCTGTTGGTCCATTAGTCTAGACATTCTAGCTATTAGAGTCAATGG